CGTTCAGGTGTTTCCAACAATAAATAATTACTTCCAAAGACCAGCCAAGAAGAACTTTTGCCGTTAATTTATTATGATAAGTTCTTTGTTGGATATCAAAGATTAAAAATGGTATCATACACCAGAGACGTGCTAATAAAGAGCATAGTCGCAAAAGAGATGGCCAGTTGTACTGGTGAAGATTATCACAAGAATTTAAAAGAGTTATATCATAAATGGGAACATGAATCTAGTGAAACTCTTTGCAAAAAATATAATCAATTAACAGACACAAACATTACCGTTGATTCACTTACACCATAAATTGTATGAAAGATGAGAATATTTCCAAGTTTCGTTTAGATAAAATTGCTAAAGAACTTGATGGCAAATGGTACACTCAAGTAGTTGCCGACAAATTTAAAGAGCATAAACGCATTGTAATAGAATATGGACATAAAAAAGTCAATAACTAAATAGTGTAGATTTCTAATCTACTATGCCAGAAAAAACTAAAGAAAATAAAAAGGTAGTAGAAAAAGATCACGAAGAGAGTAGAGAATGGTTAGCGGATTTGGTCAAGCTTGTAGTCTTGATCTGGTCCGCTTCTTTATTGACTGCATCTTATGTTAGAATGCCCAATGGGCAAAAAATTCTAGATTTTGATCCTACTTTTATTGCTTCTGTATTTTCTGGGTCTTTAGCTGCTTTTGGATTATCTCCAGCAAGAAATGGTGGAGCACCAAAACCTGGAAATGGTGATTCTACAACACCTAAAAAGAAAGATGAAGAACCTCCTGTAGTATCATCTATTGACAAACCAAAACAATGAACTGGAAATCTAAGGTAACGCCAGAAGAATTGCCAACAGAAAAAAGAATGCCAACAAAACCAATATCCGTTGGCATTCTATGGTTTCTTGGCATTTCTATTGGCATTGCCCATATTGGAGTTCTTGGGCACTTGATGAAAATGAGTGACTCTATGAAAAGTCCTGTCATTAATATACCAAGAGGCGAATACTCATCTTACGAATTAAATGTAAGTAAGGATGGTTATAGTGTGAAGTATCGTGCAAATGATCCAAAAGTTCTTTCAACTGAAAGGTCATTAGAACTTGATAAGACCAAGAGAGGTTTATTTGGTGGCGGAACTGAAAAGAGAAATGAATACCGTAAGGATGAATATACTGCAGAAGGATATCGCAATCTTGGCGGAGGTGAAATAAATGATGAGGGAAAGTCTGCAAAAGAGATAGAGTGCATAGTGGCGGACGCTGGAGCACGGTCTCAAGGTGCTCTGGCAGGAACTAGCATTGCCACTGGTGCCCTTGCTCCTGCATTATTAAATATTCCCTACATTGGTTGGTTAGCAGCAGGATGGATGACCTTATTGGGTCAAAGAGTTGGTTCTGGTATTGGATCTGAAATTGGTAGTGTATTCAATGATTGCTAATGAATTTAATACTTAGACCATTAAATGATGTAAACGATCCTACTTGGAGCGTTATTATAAGTTTGGGAATTATTCTTCTTGGTGTGCTTTACATTATCATAAATATAATGAAAGAAGCATTTGAGGAATTGGACGATGGGAGCCATGACACCACCAAGCAGGAAGAGCTGCTACAACTTCCGAGTGATCGAAATCAACAGAGTAGTTGATGGAGATACTATTGACGTAACTATTGACCTGGGATTTGACCTTTATAAGAAAGAACGTGTGAGAGTTGCTGGTGTTGATACGCCAGAGAAGCGCACCAAGGATGAAGAAGAAAAAGCATTAGGATATGACGCAACAAATTGGCTCAAAGAAAAACTGGAAGGTGCGATTTCAGGAGAAGATGAACTTATTGTTCGTACTGAGCTTGTTGGTGGTGTTGGAAAATATGGCAGGTTACTGGGTTGGTTATACATTGGAGACGCCGAACTCTCACTCAACGAACAAATGATTACCGAAGGTTATGCTTGGGCATATGATGGTGGAACAAAGCAAAAGAACTTTGAAGAACTGAGAGAAATCCGTAGAGCACACGGAACTCTTGTAGAGTAATGAATATTGAACAGAGGTCAGAAACACAAATACAAATAGATAAACAAGTAATTGATAGAACTGTTAATCCAGATGGTTCTGTTACAATAGTAGAAATATGTGATGGTGCTCTAGAAATAGGACCAATGAAAACTTGTTTAAATGAATTTGGTGCTTTACAATCTATTGGTATTGTTTCTGCTATAGCATTTTTGATTATACTTTGGAGAAAATTAAAGTAAATTATTGTTAAGATATAAAGCTTTTTAAGTAAATAGTAAAAGAATTTTTTTTACAAATGCCGGTCGGAGCTTACAAAAAAAAGCAAACTAAAAGAAATCCAGAGAAGACATTTTTTCTCTACGTGATTTTCTATCATTTTTTCAGTGGTATTGGTAATATTTTTAAAGGAGTATTTCATCACGACTAATGCCAGAAATTCCAGAGATTGGAACTCGGAAACTTCAAATACCAGAAATCTCTACTTGGATATTCGAACCATCACAATCTCTACCACCAATAGTTCCAGTAACTACTAACATTGGATTGCCCATTGTTGATATTCCTGGATGTGTAGAAGCTCATAGTAGCAAAAGTAAATCTAAGACTATTCAGTCAGATGACCCAAATGGTGTTCTGACTTATTGTGATGCTGGTGTTCCTTCATTCAATCCAATAGAGTTTACTCCAGAGGAAGTGATACCAACACGTCCTGCTAAACTTCCTCCATATAAAAAACCAGAGGAACCTCCCAAACCACCACAACAGGTTTCTCTTCCAAAAATACCAGAAGTAAACACAGTAAATTGTTTACCTGATGAGACTTATAATGAGCAGTTGAGAAGATGTGAGAAGAACATTATAGAAGTTCCGTCAGAACCTGAGATACCTTGGCATGAAGAATACTTACCAGAACCAGGAATCGTGATTCAAACATCAGTCATTGCTGCCACTGCTGCTGGTGCGGCAATATTTGCAAAACCCATTGCAGATATAGTTCTAAAAGCAGTTAAACCAATAGTTAAAAAATTGGTTAATAAGATTGCTAAGGTACGTGGTAAGAAAGAAGTAGTTAAATCAGTCTTCGAAAGAAGAATGGAACAAAAGCATCTTAGGGGTTGATTTTATGTAAGTGTGGATGTTCGTGCTTAGGAACTGTAGTTACATTCTGAACCACAACATCTGCACAGACTTTATAATAAGGACTCTTAGGATGGAAAGTAATACCTTGCTTCATTAATTCCCCACAGTTCTTGAGTCTTGCGATTTCAAAATCTAATCTTTTATTGGCAGTAAGTTGCTTCATCATTTCGATGTTAGCAGCAGCTGCTTCTTTGCATTGCTCTTGAAGTTTTTTATCTAATGGCTCTGACCATGTGATTGAGAATCCAACTCCAAGGTTGTAATTATCTTTTTGTCCAGTTCTGATAGGAACTTGATATAACACATCGCCAGGATTATCTGGTGCTCCATCTTCATTAAGGTCTCTCATATCATATACATTATCATCATAATAAGGTTCCCAAGGTTTCTGAGCAGAGATGCTTCCAGTTACATAGGGGGTAAAATTTCTGGTTGGCCCTTGACACTGGATTCCATTTCCATAAGTGTTCGTAATATACGGACCTTGTAAGACCTGGATCGCTTGATTGGTAACGCTCCCAGAACTGTTAGCAACAGGAGCAGCAGTAGCAGATACACCGCCAACAGTTTCAGCGAGACTAGCATTTGGAGTAAGACCTAGAATTACTGCGAGAAGATACTTGTAGTGTCTGTTATTGATTCTACTTCTGTGACTCTCTGAATTATTGTTTGATTGCTTAAACCAGGACCACGGTAAGTTTCTGCAAACTGAAATGCTGCTCCTGGAGTTGTTTGTGTGAAGTTTGGTTTGCTCCCGATTCCTGTCCATGTAGAATTTACTCCGTCTATGGTTGATGTAGAAGTAGATGTAGTTGGCGACAATGCACCTGTTGGAGTGATACCAGATCCAGATACGGAATATTGATACCCAGTGTTATAGTCCATCGAATTGATGGTTTCAGTTATTTTTGATCTTGTTTCTGTGTGGCTCGTCATACTCCCTTGAGTAAAATTAGGAACCACAGGCACTGCATAGGCAGGAGACCCAAGCAGTGCCAGAATAACAAATAACCTTTTCATTATCTTACAGTCAGTTCTGTTACGAATTGTCCTGTTGCTACTGTTCCAGCACCACCAGCAGTCAGAGTGATTGCTCCTGCGGTATCGATGGTTCCAGCAAGTGATCCAGCAGTTCCACCAATCTGTGTGGTAGATTGTCCATAAAGATTTGGAGTATCAATCTGACCAGAAGAGAGTGCTGTTTGTGAAGTAACTACTGTGTCACCAATAAAGGTATTCTCAGCAAAACTAAATGACTGACCGTCATTATTGATTGCGTAAGAAGTAGCACTTACTGTTGCTGGTGCTGTTGCGGTGCCACCAGTCAAACCACCAAGAGTAGTAACTGAGATATTATCTCCAGATACTGAGTAAGAAGAACCAAGTCTTGTAGATTGGACTGCGGGTCCTTCTACAGACAGTTGAACTGAAGAAGAAATTTTGCTAGTAAGATCGGCATGTGCGGGTGCCGCCATCAGTAACATTCCAAAAGCAAACAATGCTTTTTTCATTTTTTGGTCTAGTAACTCTCTTTATTTAGGAAAGGGGTTGACAGGGCGGACATCCCGTAGTATTATAAATACATCAACGACGTTAAGGAATGTAACGATTCCTAAACAAGTTGTAACACTCCTGCCGCTACCGAGACTAGGCAGGATTACCAATCCGTCTCTCATATCCCAGACTGAGGGTGTCTGGGAAATAAGTACCTCCACCATTTCCCTGATGGATCTACTTACTTACTTTTTAAAACAATGACTGCTACACTTTCACGTCAAAAATCACAATCGAATACTTGGGAACAGTTTTGCAATTGGGTCACCAGCACAGACAATCGTCTTTATGTTGGTTGGTTTGGAACTCTTATGATTCCATGCCTACTCGCTGCTACAATCTGTTTCATCGTTGCCTTCATCGCTGCACCACCTGTAGATATTGATGGCATCCGCGAACCAGTTGCTGGTTCACTTCTCTACGGTAACAACATCATCTCTGGTGCTGTTGTACC